GCGTAAGCGGCCACGAATCATGGGAAGACCGATCACGCAGAGTTCTTTAACTCATCGATCTGTCTCCCATGTAACTATTGATTCGGGCATACATTTATGAAAATTGCGACCAAAATTGTAAAAATTTCACAACCAGGGCAAGACAAAGTCTTACATAGGTTGTTACAAAAACCAATTTCGTTACTAAATTCACGAATGTAAGACTGTTATTAAGTCTCGCCCAGGTGTGCATCACTGCACACCCCCCTCGACCGCCGAGGGTATTCTACTATCTTCTTAGATATTGATAGTTCTTTAGGTGTTTTGAGTCCACATGACTTCCCCAATATATATATAAATATGTAATTATGTATATGTATAAAAATGTGCCTAATTGAGTATCAATTAGACGGCTGTAGGATTCAAATAATTATACATGACGGGTGCTCCCACAAACATCCCTAAAGTGAAATCTTCACCCACACTGACATAGTGATCTAATCTAACTTCAGCATCACCATTAGTATTGTCAGTTTCAATTGCCACCTCAATGGACTGATGATCACCAGTAGCAACCATATCTAAAAATCTGGCAGGTCTAAAACGCTGACCAGCAGTATAGAATGGCAATGCCACTTCTGCAACAGGATTGAGTCTACTAGGTGTGATAACAGATCCCGTCAAGGAAGCTTTAGTCATTCGTGTAAACAAGTCACGCTTGGCTCCTTCAACAGGTAAGTCAATATCATAACTAGTCTGACTTAACCCAATATCACCAGCAGAAATATTCCTCGAAACACACAAAATAGTATCGTCAGTAGATTGTCGTGTTCCTCCCTTAATCCATTTATGTCTGATAGCTCCTCGCTGACAGACAAAAGCTGGCGCAAGATAATTAAGTAATGTCTCCGTACAAAAGTTGTAAGAAGACGTTGCAGCCGTTGAATCGGTTGCATTATCGAGCCCGTTAGGGTCCCAACCACGCCAGTAAGGCATTCCTGCAAGTGATAACGCATAGTAGCGAAAACCCGTCCCGTAATTCTGGGGAAAGTACGAGGTATGGTATTGATATCTTCTGAGAAGGTCTCGAAAAGATACAATTCGCTCACCTTGATAGACCAGATATTGATTCTGCTGACTATCAAGAAGAGCTTCTTGAGTACCATACGATTGCGCAGCGTCACCGCCTAATGGGTTATTGGAATTATCTCCACTATCAACAACATTGTCAACTCCCTCCTCCATAGTTGCTTGTTGACTATAGATAGAGAGATCAGCTAACGCATTACTAGGCGCAGCAAAAGCCAAATCTTCTCCACCAGATACCCAAACCTGAACCTTAATATCGGATAGGGTTGTAGATGGTGTAGCCAACTCATTGACTACATAAACAGTAAGGGTTCCATTATCAAATGGTGTACCACCCGTTACCGAGTTAGTAGTACTGAAGAGTGTAGCAATCGACGCCGGGGCTAAACCCATACATTGATTCCAAGCACGAACATCAGCCCATTTACAATCAAAATCAAATTCCCTAGTTTCCTCAATATCTATAAGAGTTGAGTAAACCGTATTGTATGCAGGTGCACTAACAGGATTAGACTTAGGGTTATAAACTATCCTAAGTGCCCCTTTGTGGAAATTAGAACATATGATTTTAAAATGGAACTTGATAGTACCTTGCCAATACTCAAATGGATTGGCTGCAAAGGCCAGTGCTGTAGAATGTATCTCATCTGCCAAAGGTATTGCTAGTGTATCAATGCAAAATGGATGAACTACCATGGAAGCCAATAAGTCATCAGCTACATTGGATTCATTCCAATCGAATTGTTTCCAAAAGGTTAATCTATCGGTTATAGATTTAATGTTAAGTTCATCTATTCCACTAAGGCCCATAGTGCGTGTGTCAATAGTAAGTTCATTCTTAGAATCTACTGACAACTTGGTAATAGCTTCAGGTCTATCAGTATTGACCAAATTACCTGCGTATCTAGGCGTATACGTCTGAATATCTGTCATAACTTGTGGTCTCGAGTATCCAAAAATCCTAGCTATAGATCCTATCCGAGAGGCTACCATAGATGTGGCCTTCGCATAGGGTGCTATATAAGGAATCATACTCAAAGCATCACAAGCCTTAGCCACTGCAGAAGCAGGTTTACTAATGAGTCCGTCCTTGACGAACTCGTCATTGGATTGGGTATTATCAGCTTTCTTCTTCTTAGGCTTTTTGCTCTTAGCCTGCTGTTCAAAGGCTTCGGGGAAGCCCAGCTCATCCACAGAAAACTCAATTCGGTCATTGGACTGAGGCTGAGCTGCTGTTGGTATGAGCAAGGAAACATCCTGAGCCCAAGCAAATACAGAAACTGTTATTGGATCTGTGCCACCGTTAGCATGTTTGAGTTGATCAAAATCATGGAAGATCAATTCTCCCATGTTATCCTCCCAACCAGCAACAGTAATGTCCAAATAGTTTTCTGGCCATATGAATGGCAATGTCATACACCCCCCTTCAGAAGAACAAGGGTCTAACAACAAACTAGGCTTATTAGATTGCGCAATCAGATCCTGAGATATAAAACCTCTATTCATAGTGATCTGATCTTTGAAAAGATAAGGGTTGTATGATACTAATGCTCTACCGTAATAGAAACCATTACCATTTAAAATTACTCGAACTTTCAGATTACACCTCAAATTTCTGTATCTCCTAATCTTATCCAATACATTAGTGTCTCCAAAGAACTGAGTCCAAGGATTCAACGATTGGAATAAAGGAGATCCTGGCGTCCATTGATAAGTGGCAATCTTTAAAGGACGAGATAGGAAATCTCCTAAATTAGCGTCATTAAAACCACTTAGTGTGGAAGTTTCATCGGGGTTAGCATAAATCTCATACTCCCAAGGACTTCCACCTTCCATAA